TGGAGGAATCTTGATAGCACTGGTCACACGATATACTCCGGCTGGGAAGAACAGGCTACGACGTATTTGTGGATTGACTTCTCTGCAAAACAGCTGATACAAGGCGCGATTAATGGCCGCAGTATCGTCGGTGACTCCATCCCCAGTGGCGCCAAAATCTTTGACCGTGGCAAACTGATCCAGCCATGACTGCAAACTCTGTGTGACAGGTGTGCCAGCAGTGGGTCCTGTTTGTACCGTGTAACCGGCTGCTTCACCTTTGTAGGTATAGGTATTGGTAAAATTCAGAATGTCCGAAAATTCTGTCAGTATCTCGGTATTACCAATTACAGGGGCACCTTCTTCCAAGGTGCCATTGCCGATGTACAATTGCCTAGTATCAACACTCCAGCCCAGTTCTGCACCAGCTAATTGTGGTAGGTTTTCTTGTAAACCTTTTCGGTTTGTTATCTGTGATATTTGTACAATGGCCACTTGAGTTGTCCTTGAATTCTATCCAGTATTTAGCTGTTTAGGTCAGCAGGTAATATTGCTCAAGTCTGCGCCACCAAGCGTCAGCCCAGTGATCAAAATCCGCGGGTTCCAACACAAATTCCTGATATTCTGGTCTTTGCAACGGACGACCTTGTGCGTCCACAGGTGGTTTAACACACATCAGTACCACGCCTTTGCGTATGTTTGTACCGTAAACTTCGTTGTGTGCCAAGGCATAAGCTGCTAGTTGTAGAAAATAGTCTTCGATCCACTCTCTGCGCTTGGGTTTGTTGGTCTGTTTGTAATCCAGGATGCTTTCTTCGTTCATGTGTATGCCTGCTCCATCGCTGGTACCTGCATACAGTTTGGGGAAATACAAAGGTATTTCCACTCCCCAAAATTCCTGCACATTTTTCAAGCCGTCGTCGATCACAGTTTGTGCCATGGCATGGCTGGCCCAGCCAAAGGGATTTGAACCTTGTTCTCGTAGCTCGCCGGTTTTGACATAATGCTCTAGATAGGTGTGCATTCTAGTGCCGCGATTGGCAGCTTCTGTAGTAATGGCCTGTGCCTGTGCATGGCCCACACGATTACGCCATTCTTGCAAGGCCTGCTTTTTTTCTTCGGGCTTGGTTTTTTCCAGCACAGTGGTCACGCTGGGCAACTTACCACCCGGAGTATCATAAAGCCTGCGGCCGTCTTCAGTGACCCGGTTCAAGGGTTGATAATCAAATTTAGGATTGTACAAATTAAACTCGGAAACTTTCCCCGCAACCACAGCGGTCTTTTTCTACGGGGTTGCGGAATTCAAAGCCTTCGTTGAGTCCTTGACGCACATAATCTATTTCTACATCCTGGAGATAGGTCATGCTCTTGGGATCTACCGCTATGACAAAATCTTTCATGTCAAAGGCCATGTCTTCGCTGTTGACTTGATCGATGTATTCCAGCACATAGGCCAAGCCGCTGCAACCTGTGGTTCTCACCCCAAGACGTATGCCCAAGCCGCGACCCCTGCGTTGTAGATTTTCTACTATTTTGCGTGTAGCGGTATCAGTGGCTTGTATCATCTAGATGTTTTCTCTTGTAATCTTCTATGGCAGCCTTAATAGCATCTTCCGCAAGGATTGAACAGTGGATTTTAACCGGCGGTAAGGCAAGCTCTTCTGCAATCTGTGTGTTCTTAATCTCTCCTGCTTGCTCCAGAGTTTTACCCTTGACCCATTCCGTGAGCAACGAACTCGACGCAATAGCCGAGCCACAACCGTAAGTCTTGAATTTCGCATCTTGTATGATTCCATCTTGCACTCTTATCTGCAGTTTCATTACGTCACCGCAGGCCGGAGCACCAACCATGCCAGTGCCCACATTGACGTCACCCACATCCATCTTGCCCACGTTGCGTGGGTTTTCGTAGTGATCGATTACTTTTTCAGAATAGGCCATTTGACACTCCTTGAGTTATTGTAACACACGCTATGAGTATTTACAACTGATTTTGGTTATTGGCGGCGCTTCATTGCGGCCTTGGCATTGCTATCTACTACGGCTCGTGCCTGATCTACCGTCATACCTGTGACCTCTTCGGTATTGCCTTTGAATCTGACCACACCAGAATTGGGCTCCAGAGGTTCTAGTACATTTTTAAGTGGGTCTTTTGAAATAAGTTCTGCCAGGCTGTCTGGAGTTATTGAGATATCAAGACTTCTGGCAGCTTCAATAAAAGCATCTTGGCTGATTTGTGCCTGTGCATTTTCATCTTGGGCACGATCTTTGAGAAAGGTGGCCAGGGCCAGGAGCTTGACTGGATCGTTGACGCTTTTGTCTAGAGCAAACTCACGGATCAACATTATCTGCGAGCACGACCCAGAGTAGAAGCAGGTTCTGTGCCAGGTTCTTCAATGTCTACATCAGTGACATCAATTTCTTCTTCGCCGGGTACAGGTAACTCAGCAGGCATTTCGCTGCCGAGTCCTGCATCTGCGGCACCCATGTCGGCACCGGGTACTATAGGAGCTTGGCCAGTGACCACGCCCAATGCCTGTTCCAACTGTGTCTTGGCACCTTGCAAGTTCTGCAACAAGCCTGCCAATGCTGCTGTGGCATCGGTGTTGAACTGCATGGCTTGATCCACGCCAACTTCATTCTTGATCTGGTCTACCAAGGCTGGTAGATCCTTGAACTGCATGGCACTGATCTGTTCACTCATTTTTTGCACTTGGTCAACCATGTCTTGGCTGGCCAGCACCACTTGTGCCTGTTGAACTTCGCTGGCTTCTTTGAGACGTTGTTTCAATGAGCGACGTGTTTCCAACATGCCCTTTTGTTTTTGTAGGTCAGAAAGTTCTTTTTGTTTGGCCTTGATTTGATCGTCAATTTGGCGTTGTTGTTGCTGACGTTGCAAAGTCATAGCGGCTGCTGTTTTTGCAGGGTCAGCCTGTGGAGTCATAGTTGCTGTTGACAGGGCCTGCTCCATGACAACTAGTTTTAAATAGGTGGGATTTTGCTCACTGTGATGGAACTCAGGAGTCCTGCGATGTTCAGCTATGACACCACGCACACGCTTGAGCATGCCCTGGGCTTGTTCGCGCGAAATGCCATCAAAATTCACACGATCACCAAAGTAACTTTCGAATACCTTAGCGGCTTGTTTTGTTGGGTTGGCCACGGCCAGTTCTTGCAGTTTCATCTTCAAATCCTCGTTGTTGCGAATATTTAGCCCAGTTCACACATTTGGTCAGTTGATTTTCCAGGTGTTTTTTGTGTATGATCTTGCTTTCCAGTTTGGTTAAAATAATTTCACGTAGTGCAGGATCTCGGCTGCGATCACCTATGCCAGCCCGTGTGGCTATGTCTGCGGTCAGCGCGGCCAACTTGTTGTCAGTGGTCAAGAGTTCTCGTGCTGTGTTGTAGGCTTGATTTTTGTCGGCTATGCACCAGCTCAATGCTGTTCTTGTGGTGGCAAACACACCCACATCTGTGGCACTACAAAACACTCTAAATCCTCGAGATTCCGGCTGGATCCTGTAGCGTCCAAAAACTTCGTACACACCGTCGTCATTTTGCCAGATCACATTGGGCATGAGATCTCGGAATTCCTGGCGGAATGCCCGTTCTACTTCGCGTTCGCTTGTCATTTCAATACGTAGTGGGTGACCAGATATATTACTGTAGCTGACAGGGCACCAATCAAGCCCACGCCCCAGCCGATGAGTTGATCTGTGCGTTTTTCGCTCATGCGTTGAACCATGTCATGCACTTCGCGAATCACATCAGAAAGACTGGAGATCTTGGCGTTTACATGATCCAGTCTGTTTTCCAAGGCATTGTAGCGTTCAGCACACAGTTCCACGTGTGCTTCCAGACTTTTCTTTTCGATGTCAGTGGGTTCAACCATGCTGTGTCTCCATCATGTATTTATAGCTACAGCGGCAAACCAGATATTCTGTCTCGGGCCAGTGGTCACTAGAAAAGGGTCTAGGTCGGGCTCGTTGTTGAGTTCTCCCAACATGGGCACACCTGCGGCATCTTGCCGTAGGATCATGGTGGCATCATCATCAGGACCAAAAGCACCAGCTGTGTCAGTTTCAAATTCAAACATCCAGCGTGTGCCGGTTTGGTCTGGCAACGGTAAAGTGATCTGCATGATTTGTGTGCGCAGGCTCAGGATCTGTTGCAGGGTCTCCCAGTTGCGCTGTTGGTTTCGACTGCGATTCCAAGTAACCTGGTCACGTATGACCTGTCCAGTTGCATCAGTGTAAGGAAGACGAGCGGTCTTGCAGTGGCCCGTGGTGCCTGTGGCTGTGATGTCAAACAGGGTCTGGCACGCAAATCTCATGAGTTTTTCCGACCCAGTTCATAGATAATTTCAACCTGTTCACACAAGCGATCAAGTTCAGCATTGTCTCGACGAGCCTGGAATATGTCTACCCAGCGTTTTTGTTGTTCTAGTTCTTTGAGTTCTTGTTGCAGATTGGGATCTTGCCAATGCAACTCTCGTTTGATGGTTCCGGGTTTTCTAGCA